GTATGTGGAATGAGAGATACAGATGGATTTAGTTTTTATAATTTTGGATTACCTATACTTGCAGTTAGATATTTAGCACCATCTGTAGATGCAACTTATCAACAAAATGGTACAAATTTAGTTGTTACTAAAACTGATCATGGTTTATTCCCTGGCGATGATGTTTTCTTAGATATATCTACTGGAAATGCAATTGATGAAACATTAGAAATTGTAAGTAAAACACAGAATACATTTACAGTCACAGCTTCTAATTCTTTAACAACTTCAGGTAATGTGACCTACCATAATTCCACTGCATTCAATGACACTCGTTGGAGATTTGTGAGAGTTAAATTAAGAACCCTTCCTACAGAAGTAGCTTTTCTGGCAGGTGAAAGAATGGCAGATCGAATAATAGAAAAAGATCCTGGAATCTCTTCTACATATTCAAGATCAGGATCAGAAGTTACTGTAACTTGTAGTTCAGTTCATGGTTTATCTACAGGAAACAAAGTATTTTTAGATGTAAGTACAGGTAATGTTCTCTCTGGTCGATACACAATAGAAGTTACATCAACCACACAATTTAAAGTCACAACAATTACGAGTGGTTCTACATCGGGAAATCTTACTTTGAGTAGATTATTAAGAGGATTTAGATATGACGATTATGTTGGATATACAGTAACTGGATCTGACGCTAATACTAATGAAATAATATTTCAAAAGAAAGACAGTTATGGAGCAAGAACTGTTGATACAGTAGCCAAAACAACTGTACCAGCTCATAGAGGCTTTGCAGTAGGTAGATTTTTGACTACAGAATTAAGATGGAACTGTTCATGCCAAGATTTTTCGAGAAGAGATAGTTATGATTTATTTAAAAATTCAAACAAATCTAGATTTCCAGTAACACCAATTAGAGATACAAAACCCGGAAATGTGTTACAGCAAGATGGCACTTTAAGTGATGAAAGAGATATTCCCGGAACTTTTAGAGACTTAGGTTATGTAACTATTAACAATTTTTATGAGCTACCAGAATACGAAGATGAACAGGAAAATTCTTTTCAAAATTTACAATATTATCAACTTCGTTGGTGTAAACATATTTACGCAGCGATGTGGTCATTAGTTCATGATGAAGGTAATGAGCCACTTAAATTAGCAGCAAAATATTCTCAATCTGGAGTAAATATTACGGTTGATTTTGAAAATCATAATTTAAATAAAAACGATAAAATTCAATTAAATTTTACAAGCGGAAATGCAATCTCAGGGGAATATACAATTAGTGATGTTCCAAATCCAAATAGTTTTGTAGTTGTTTATCCTTTTAATGAGACTACAAGTGGTTATGTAACAGTCGAAAATTTAAAAAAACATGAATATGTTGGAGCATGGTTATTAGAACCTAATGACAAGCCTATTGGTCAAGGTCTAGAAGCATGGGAAAGAAACTGGAAAAAAGAACAAGAAAAACTTAAAGAATCTGCAGAAATATTTGCTTTATATAATCGATCAACTAAGTGGGAAGGAAATAAAGAAATTATTGGTAATTTCAATAATAAACAAAATGTAGCTAATTTTGATCCATCTGTTGTAGCTATGACTTTAACTGATAGTTTAAAAAGAGATGCACAAGGAGGATTGGATAGATCTGGTAGATCTTTAAATACTACAAATAGAATGATTGCAATGGTAAATAAATTATTTAATAAATCTCCGACTGTTTTGGATGATATTAAATTTGGAATTATAAATAAACCTCTGATTGAATTTACTGATATTTTTGAATCTGGTTTGATTAATGCAGGTGATTATATAAATGGAGAACTTATAGACTCTGCTGTAAATACAAGTAATCTTGATGCCAGTAGTTATAATCCAAATACTGCTCAAGATACAGTAGTAGATGCAGGATTATACATAAATGTAGAGTAAATTATGGCAGTACAAATTCAAACAAGAAGATCTAGCACACTCAATGACAGACCATTTCCTACAAGATTAGGAGCTGGTGAGCTTGCATTAAATAACCATAGTACAAGTCCGGGATTATTTTTTGCTGATAATGTTGCTTCTCCAAGTACTGGATTAATAAAAGTAGGTCCTGTTCATATTGGTAGCACTGCACCAAATAGTTCCGCAGCTGGATTTACATCATCAAGTAAAGGAGAAACTTGGTTAGACACTGCTAGTACTCATATTTTTAAAATATTTGATGGATCCTCATTCCAATCTGTAAAAGCTGTAGCATCTGTATCTTCTGGACAACCTGCTAATCCTATTGATGGGCAATTACACTGGGATACATCTGGTGCTGGTAATGGTGTATTAAAAATATATTTAGCCTCTATTTCTGCTTGGGTTAATGTTTAATTAGTGTGATTTAAAAGATGATCTAATATTCTGTCTAATTTTGTATGTACACCTTGCATTTCTCGTAAAAAATCTTCTTTTAAAACATAATCGTGAATGACACTATTTTTTAAATCATCAACTTCTCTTTGAATTCTATCAAATTTTCTATCAATTTTTTTATTAAAATTACTTAAAGCTCTACTAATGCCAGCAAAGGCACCAATACTTCCAGATATAATTGCAGCAATTACTTGAGGTTCCATACTTTTATTATAATAGTAGGCACAGTTTAAAATAAATATTAATAGAGGTAAATTATGTCAACCGCTTACGAACCTAATATAGAAGGTGCCATTGCAGTCTTAAGAGATGTAATGATAGCAAATAGTTTTACAATGACTCGTCAACCATATGAGCCTAATTATAGGGGATTAGTAGATGCAGTAATAGATTTAAAAGAAGGATTCCCAACTTATTCTCCATTACAAGTAGGTTTTAATGCTACGGCATTTGAAAATGTTAGTGAAGGAGATGCACTATATATGAGAACTTCTGATGGACAAGTAGGAAAAGCAAGTGCTGCTGATGGAACAGTGGAAAATGCATTTGTTGTAGGTTTTGCTAATACTACTGCAACAGCTAATTCAACAGTCAAAGTGATAGTTATAGGAATAAAAACTATGAGTGGATTAGATGCTGGGGATTTATATTTTCTTTCTCCTAGTACCGCAGGAGGTATTACTTTAACACCACCATCAAGTGCTGGACAAGCTGTGGTCAGATTAGGAGAAGCTGCAACAACTACTTCTCTTGCAATACAAATTGAGCCTCCTATTAAATTAAGTTAATGACAATTGTAAAAAATTACGAACCTTATCAACCTAATGCTCAAGGTTTAACCGAGGCACTTTTAGATTTTAAATCAACTTTTGCAGGCACTCCTGTGTTTAAAATAACTGGATATGTTGCTACAACATTTGAAAATGTAACTCAAGGTGATGCAGTATATGCTAGAGCATCTGATGGATTTATAGGTAAAGCTATAGCAAATGACACTCTTGACAAAGCTAGAGTTGCTGGATTTGCAGAGACAACAGAAACATCTGGTTCACAAGTAAGGGTTTTAGTCAGAGGTATAATTGCAACATCAGGTTTAAATTTTGGAAATGAATATTTTTTATCTTCAAGTTCTGCAGGTTCAATAAGTGAAACACCTCCATCAGGATCAGGAAATTATTTAATAAGGGTTGGAGAGGCTGGTTCTACTGGTCAATTTATTATAAAAATAGAGACACCAATACTTCTAAGCTGACAGTTTACTAGACGTAAAATAAATATAACTAGTAATTCAATAATTTTTGAATTACATCGAGATATAAAATGGCAACAAGAAAGGCACTTGTTTTAGTTTCAGGATTATTTCAGGAGTTAAATTCTTCTTCTGATAAATTAGATTTTGCTGGGAATAGTACATCTGATTTAAGTGAGGGTTCAAATCAATATTTCACTACATCTAGAGCTAGAGGTTCGGTATCAGTAACTGATAGTGGTGGTGATGGGTCTTTAGCTTACAACAGTACTTCAGGAGTAATTACATATACAGGTCCCTCAGCCTCTGAAGCTAGAGCACATTTTAGTGTTGCCTCTGGATCAGGATTAAGTTACAACTCCGGGACTGGAGAGTTTGGTACTAGTTCTATACCTAATTCTCAATTGGCTAATTCAGCTTTAACAATTGGTGGAACAAGTGTTTCTCTAGGTGCCACTCAAGGTACTTTTACAGGCTTAACTTCTTTAACTTCTACAACTCTTATAGGAACGACCTTAGTTTCTGGATCAGTAGATGCAGCTAATGCTATATCAATAGCAAGTGGAAATATTACATTCGAAGGTTCATCAGCTGATGCAAACGAAACAATACTGACAGCAGCAAACGCAACAGGTGGTGACAAGACACTTACTTTACCTAATGAGACAGGAACAATATTATCAACAGCATCATCAATTGCTAACAGTAATTTAGCTAATTCTTCATTAACAGTTGGGAGTACTTCTATATCTTTAGGAGGAACAGCAACCACAATATCTGGATTATCATCTTTAACTTCAACAACATTAATTGGAACTACTTTAATCTCTGGTTCAGCTGATGCTGCAAACTCAATAAAACTTGCAAGTGGCAATATAGTTTTTGAAGGTTCAGGTGCAAATGATTTCGAAACTACTCTTTCTGTCACCAATCCAACAGCTGATAGAACAATTACTTTTCCTGATGCAGCAGGAACCGTTGTATTACTAGGATCACTAAGTGTTGCCGGAGGTTCTGGATTAACTTACAACTCTGGGACTGGAGAGTTTGATACTAGTTCAATACCTAATTCTCAATTAGCAAATAGCACAGTTACCGTAGGATCCACTGCCATATCTTTAGGTTCAAGTGCAACTACGATTGCAGGTCTATCTTCTCTTACATCAGATGCTTTAGTAACAAATGATAATGGTTTTAGAATTAGAGATAATTCCGACAATACTAAACAGTTAGCGTTTGAATGTTCAGGGATTTCAGGTAGCACAACTAGAACCATGACTGTCCCTGACAGTAATGGGACAATAAGTACAGAAAGTTTTGCTACCGCAATAGCAGTAGCGTTATCATAGTATTATGGCAACTCAAGTTCAATTTAGAAGAGGAACAACAGCAGAGCACCAAAACTTCACAGGAGCTGATGGTGAAGTTACTGTAGACACTTCATTAAAAACTGTTGTTGTACATGACGCAATTACCAGTGGTGGATTTCCTGTTTTAAGAAGTGATGGTAGTAATACTGATTTTTTAAGAGGATCGGCTTCATCTTGTGCTTTAAAATTTCAAGGAGATCCAAATACAGGTTTAATATCACCAGCTGCTGATGAACTTGCTTTAGTAACTGGAGGAGTTAGCCGTCTTACAATAGATGCTAATGGAGCTGCCACCTTTACAGGAAATGTCCAAATTAATGGAGATTTATCATTGACAGGTAGGTTAGATTCAGGAGAAAACTTAGCATTAATTATTGCTTTAGGATAATATGGCAAACACCTTCAAAGTCGATACAAAATCTAGCTGTGTAACTGATTCACATACAAGTGCAAGTGCCAATGTTGTTACGGTTGGTGGTTCTGCCACATTAGTTCTTTTAAGTATTTTAGTTGCTAATAAGACTGGAGCCACTGCAGATGTGGATGTTTTTTTAGTAACAAATACTGGTGAAGATGTTTTTCTTTTGAGAAATGCACCAATACCAGCTGGATCTTCACTTGAATTAATTAGTGGATCGAAAGTGATTATGGAAAGCAGTGATGTTTTGAGAGTTAGGACTGATACTGCTAGTGCTATAGATGTTACTGTAAGTTATTTAGAACAGACGTAAAATGGGATTATCAGTAAATAATGATCTTGTAAATTTATCTGATAATTTTCAAAGTCTTAAAGCAAAGGTTGAGGCTATTGAAATTATAGTTTATGGTGAGAAAGTTCTTGAATTAGATGATTCTACTTGGGAAAATATTAGAAAAAAAAGAGATTATATTTTAAAATCTACAGACTGGACAGTCATACCAGGATGCTCTGTTGATCAGGCACAATGGTCTGCATATAGGCA